CTGAAGGACTTCGAGCTGGCCCCAGTCGAAGTCCTTCAGGCCCGCGGTGAGGACCTCGTGGACCTGCTGGCCGAACTCGGACGCCGCCGACTTCGGCATCTTCGGCGCCGACATGACGGGCCCTTTGTCGAAGCGCGGGCTGGCCACGTTGACCGGCGACTGGCCCTTCGCGCCGGTGATGAAGTCGTCGAGGAGGGTCTTGGCCTCCTTGATCCCCGTCTCGATCTTGCCGACGGGAATGATGTCCTCGATGACCTTGCCGAAGTGCGCGGCTTCGGGCATGGCGTCGGTGGCGAGGTAGTGCACGAAGTCGGTGACGTAGGGCAGCACTTTCGTGCCGACCCGGACGCCCATGACCTCCAAGTTCGAGGTGAGCAGGTGCCATTGGGCTTCGGCGGTCTTGCGCTGTTGCTTGACCGCGTCGTCGAACTTGCCCGTGCTGCGGTTGATCTGGTCCTGCTTCTTCTTCAGGACGTCGAGGTTGTTGAGCAGCAGGAGGATGGCGCTGGACGAGCGGCCACCACCGAATGCCCTGGACAGCAGTTGCGACTGCCTCTCCGCAGACAGGCCGGACTTGTCCAGGTGGTCTCTCAGCAGCTGGACGGCACCGATCAGGCCGTCCTTGCCGCGCATCGCCTTCGCCAGGTCGAGCCCGGTCAGGCCGATCTTCTTCAGCTGCTTCTCGGCCGCGCCGGACGGGGCGCCCAGCAGTGAGAAGGACGCACGCAGGCGGGTCGCGGCGCTGGCACTGTCGATGCCCTCGTCCGTCATCAGGGCCAAGGCGGCCCCGACTTGCTTCATCGACAGGCCGAAGGTCTTCGCGCTGGGCAGGATGCCGGTGCCGATGGCGGCGTTGAAGTCTTCCATCGACATGTTGCCGGCGCCGATGATGGCGTTCACCGTGCTGACGGCCTGGTGGAAGCTCGTTGCTCCCTTGATGCCGGTGCGCCAGGCGCCGGCCAGGGCGTTGGTGGTCTCCTCCAGGTCGGCGTGGCCGACGGCGGCGAGGTCGGCGGACTCCTTGAGCGCCTTCATCGCGTCGACGTTGTCCATGCCGACGCTCTTCAGGTGGTACAGGGAGTCGGCGAGCTTGTCCGGGCCCTGCTGGGTCGTCGTGCCGAGCTTCAGCACCTGGTCGGAGAGGACCTTGACGTCCTTCTGGGTGCCGCCCGCCTGGGTCGAGATGCGGGTCATCTCCGACTGGAAGCGGCCCGCATCCTTGATCGACACGGCGAGGCCGGCCGCCATCGCCTCCCCGGCGATCACCGCGGTTTTCGCCAGCGCACCGAGGATCTTGTCCGTCCCGCTGGCAGCCCGGCCGACCTGGTGGAACGTGCGGGAAGCCATGTCCCGGGCGATGAGGGAATAGATGATGCCCGTGGACGACATCGACATGACGCCTCCCCTCAACTGCTGGGCGGGTCAGGTCAGTTGCGTCTCGACTCGGCGGCGGCCTTATCGGCGGCTTCGCGCTCTTCAGCCTCGATGCGATAGAAGATCTGCCATTCGGTCAGCTCACGGGCACTGATGCGTCGGAGAAGCTCGGCTCGGGTGCATCCGAGGGCTCGGGCGAGGACGAACTGGAATCGTCGGTCGCCGTCGCCGTCTCGGAGTTTCCCTCCATCGCCTCCTGCTCCTCATTGCTGAGGCCGGAAAGCCGGGCGGCGACGTCGTACAGCCGGTCCAGGACCTTGCCGTTCTTCATGCCGAGCAGGCCGGCGTCCTGGTCGGTGAACAGCCGCTCGCCGTTCTCGTCGACGAGGCACTTCGCCAGGAGGGTCGCACGGGCGTTGGTCTGGACGTAGACGAGTTCCTGCTGCGGCGTGCCCGCGTTGCGGAACTGCCTGCGCGACGCCTGGTAGTCGTCAAGTTCCTCGCCGGTGAGGCCGCGGATGATGACCTCGTCGCCCCACTCGGGGACGGGGACCGTCTCGGTCTGGATGTCTTTGGCGGCGAGGATGCCGTCGCGGCTCAGGGCCATGGTGCTCCTAGCTGATGTCTCTGGTGATGCCGGTCAGGACTCGGTCCACGGCTTGGCGGGAGAGCGGTCCCGCTACGCGGAGGGTCTGGTAGAAGTAGGGCTCTTTGCGCTGGTTGACCCAGTTCTCGCGGTTGCCGTAGACCGGGTGCCGCCAGCGCTTCGTGCCCTCGACCATCGCGGGGAGGCTCTTCATGTGGGCTGGCATCTTGCGGCCGTCCACACGGAGCGCCACCCCCGCCTCTCTGCCGGATGTCTTGATCTCCAGGCGGGTCGCCCTGGACAGCTCGCCGCGCAGCCCGTCGGGGCTGTAACTGCGGCTGGACGGGATGGCACGGATCGCCGTGCGCACCTTCGGAACGAGCGGGCGGCCTGCGGCGCGCAGTTCCTTGCGGAACCGCTTCTTGATCTCCGGTCTGTCCATGCGTCGCAACTCACGGCTGACGCGCCGCAGATCGTCGCCGTGGCGCAGCTGGATGCTCACGGCACGGTGATGTTCTCGACCGGGATGCTCGTGACCGAGAACTGGATCATGATGGTCGCCGGGTTCTCGACGTCGCGAGACTTCGGCTGGCCGGTGACCTTGACGGGGAACACGTCGTACTTCAGGCCGGCGGTGTCGCCCTCGGGGAAGATCGCGATGAAACCCGCTGTGTCGCGCGGCAGCAGCGTGCGCACGTCGGACGACGTCGACGACATGTACAGCGTGAGGGAGCTGTCGTCGGCGGTGATACGCCCCGGGATCTTGGACACGAACCGGCTGCCGAGGTCGGGGGTGTCCTGCTGATCGGAGCTGGTCGCGAAGCCGCTCACGGCCGAGATCTCGGCGGTGAGGTCGCTGCCGGCGTTCAGCTCGGAGCGCGTGGGCGCGGCCTTGTTCGCGATGGACGCCACCCAGTAGTAGCGGGTGGTACCCGGCGGGATGTACCGGGACGTCGGGGTGATCGGCGTAGCCACCATGGTGTTACTTCTCCTCCGTCTTGGGCTTCGCGCGGGAGCGCGATGTCCTGGTGGGCGGGTCCGCCGGCTCCGACTGCTCCGGCTCGTCTGCGGCCTCCGGCTCGGCCGCCTCTTCGGTGGCCGCGTTCTCCGCCTCAGCCGCGTTCTCGGCTGCCTGCTCGGCCGCTGCGGCTTCGGCTTCGGCCTTCGCCTTCAGTGCGGCCCGGCGCTCCAGTTCGTCGGCCGGCACCATCTGCCAGCCCGCGCCGGTGTAGTGCGGGACGGCGTCCTTGGGGACCGTGATCTCCTGCGTGGGCGGGAGGTCCGGGTGGCGCATGATCACGTCGCTCACGGGACCCTCACCACCGCGACCGACACGGTCGCCGTGACCGAGTAGTTGATGGTGGCCAGGCCGGTCGTCGGGTCGGCGTACAGCGAGGCGATCAGCGGGATGAGGCCGATGCCGGTGGTCGCAGCGACGCTGAACGTGCTGTCAGCGATGGCGAGGCGTCCGTCGACCTGCCCGGGGGTGGTCAGGGTGACGGTGCACGCCGCGGCGTTGCCGTTTTTGACGTAGAGGAACGTGCCGGGGCCGCATGGGGCGGTGTCGCCGTTCGAGGCGGCCACCGGGAGGGCTCCGATGTCGAGCCCCACGTTGGGGACGACATTTGTTGCGAGCGCGGTCATCCGCGTACTCCTGTTCTTGTTGACCCAACGGACGGGGAAGTGGGCGGGCCGCGCTCAGCGGGTGTAGGCGTCGCAGTCGACGGTGAAGGCGACGGCGGCCTGAGCGCCCTGGTCGGTCTGGTACTGCGTCAGCGAGTGCGAGCCGACCATCGCCCGCATCACTTCGCCGTTCAGGGTCCGGTTCGCTGCGATCGCGGCGGCAGCCGCGCCGAACAGCTCGTACGCCCGCTTACGTGCGGCCGGCATGTCGGTGCCGCCACTGGTGGCCGCAACCACACAGCGGATGGAGAACTGCTCGCGGTCTGGGCTCCCGCCGAGGCCTTCGGTGGCGGCGATCGCGTCGACGTCAGCCTGACCCTCGATGCCGGTGTAGCCGACGGACACGATTTCCAGGACGCGCGCCTTGGAGACGGATGCTCCGTCGCGGACCGTCACGTCCCTCAGGCCGTCGGCCGTCTGGAAAGTGGTGACCAGAGCGTCGATGGCGGCCGGAACCTTCGACTGCCAGTTCGGCCCCATCACGCGATACCTGGCAGCGGGGGGTCGAGCAGTTCCTGGGCGCGGTGCGGGATGGCGTAGCCGCGGCCCGGCGTGAGCATCTCGCCGTCGCCGCCGAGCCGGACGCCCATGGTGCCGCGTTGGGTCTCCCACAGGTGCTGGAGGATGATGAGCCCGGCCAGCCGGTAGTCCTCCGGGATGACCGCGAGGCCTGCCTTGTAGGTCACGTCGACGACGCCGGTGAGGGCCGGTCCCGAGACGACCGTGACGTAGCCGGTGTCCGTGTCGGGTTGCAGGGCTGCGGTGTCCCACGTGGTGAGGCCGTCGGCCGAGACGACCGAGACCAGGGCCAGCAGGGGAACATGCCGCATCAGCAGCTGGGCGACCGCTCCGGAGAGGTAGAACCTGTCGGTGTACGTGCGGCGGACCACCGTACGGCCGAGCTCCCGCTCGACGGCCCGGCTCGCGGCCGCGATGAAGATGCGCAGCTCGTCGTCATCGCTGGTCTCCGTCGGGCCCATGTTCAGCTGCTTGCGGGCATCGGCGAGGGACACGATGCCGTCGGGGGTCGCCGCCTGGACGTCGAAGACATCCGCGTACGCCGTGGTCGGTGCGGTCGTGACCATGCGCCAGATGTGGCGCCCTGCCTGCACGGTGACGTAGTCGACCCTCAGCTGCCCTGTGCTCGTGGGTGCCGGTACTGATGGGGTGACCGTGGACCCGTCCGGGAGTGTGATCGTCAGCGTGGCGGTGTCCGGATTCACCAGGGCGCCGGACGCGTTCAGGACGTCGACGGCAACCTGGTACACCGAGCCGAGATCGATCACGATTCACCTCCTGCCCGGGCCGTGGCCACTGCTGGAAGTCCTGGGCGGGCGTGTGCGGCGGCACCTGTCGCGCCGCGCGCGGTACCCATCGGCGGGGGCGTGTTGACGTTGTCGAACTCGGCGAAGTCGTTGGCGCCGTCGGAGCGGTGAGCGATGAGCTGGAACTCGATGGCGGTGCCGCCCACCCATGTGGGGCTGGCCAGGGACCGGCGGACGGTCCACGTCAGGGCGTCGGCCGACGTCTCCCAGTAGGTGGTGCCGCTCGTTTCACGGATACGGAGCCACGCGTGGTCGCTGGCCGAGTACGGGATCGCGACAGCGGTCGGGTCGAAGAACCCGGTCCGGCTGAACATGACCAGCTGCGCGGTCAGCGCCCGTAGCTCGAAGCCCAGGTCGGTGCCGCCTGTGCCGCTCAGTACCAGCACCTGTGCCCAGGCCTCGGCTGTTGCGCCGCCAGCGGCCGGTGGGTAGCCGCGCAGGTACACCGCAGACCCGGCGAGCGTGTATGCGGCGGCGGAACTGTAGGCGTTGAACCCGGTGTCGCAGATGACGCGTGCCCGGCCGCCGACCTCGGCGTACGAGCCGAAGCTGTGAGGCCAGCGGACCGGGTCCACGGCGTTGTCGTTGAAGTCGTCTTTGAGGGATGAGATCAACGCCACGGCCGTCCCTCCCCTGCCTGCTCCGGACGGCCGGCTCTACTACTTGCTCTCGGTCGACGGCTTCGCCGGAGCCGCGGTGGTCTTCTTCGCGGCGATGGTCTTCTTCGCCGGCGCTGCCGTCTTCTTCGGGGGCGCCGGAGCCTGGTCGTTGCCGTCAGCCGGAGCCTGGTCGCCGTCCCCTGTCGGCTCCTGCTCCTGCGAAGCGTCGGAGGTAAGCGCGCCCGCGCTCTCCTTCGTCAGGCCGGCCCGCTTCTCGGAGTCGTCGTCGGGCACGGCCTGCTCGACGTCCTTCTCGGAGTCCTTGACCGGCGCGGCGAGCCCTGACGCACAGAGCTGTGCCCCTTCGTCGTCGGGCAGATCCATGGTCTCGCCGCGCTTGGGCCACGGAACGCCGTTGCGGGAGCCGGAGATGTCTCCCTTGATTCGGACCTTCACTGTCCTGTCCCTCCTGTGATCAGCGCGGCGTCCCGCATCGCGGCGAGCGCGCTGGTGAGCGCCGTACGGACCTGGGTGTCGATGGTGGATCCGCCGGACGGGTCGGCGATCGCGGGCCCCTCGCACAGCTGGTTGGTGGGCCCGTTGAGCGTGAACTGGGGGCCGCCCACCGGGGCGCCGGCGATGACGCCCGCCCGGCGCAGCACGCCGAGGATGGAGCTGATGGTGGGCCGGGCCACGTCGTCGATCGTGACGCCGCCCGTGGGGTCGGCGATCGCCGCTTGGAGGGTGATCTGTGCGGTGGCCGCGTTGAACGAGTGGCCGACGTTCAGGCCGGTCGCGCCGGCCAGGACTCCGGCCGCCCGGAGTGCGGCGAGGATCGACACGGTCGCGGCCCGGGCCTGCGTGTCGGCTGTGGCGCCGCCGGACGGATCGGCGACGGCCGCGCCGTGGACCCATTGGCCGGTGGCCGTGTTGAGCGTTTTCGGCTGGGGCATCTGCTCTGCTCTCCTTCGGATGAGGGGCCGCGCCGTACGGGACGACGCGGCCCCTGTCCGCGGTCGTCAGCTCGCGCCGCCGACGAACGTCTTGACGGCGCCGGTGAGGTCGACGAGGGCGCCGTCCGCGCGCATCAGCGCCCGGAAGGTGACCATGTCGCTGTTGAAGGCGAACTCGTCGGAGCGCTCGAAGCGGATGCCGCCGCCCGCGAGGCGGACGAAGTACTGCGACATGTCGCCGAAGATCAGCGCCTTGGCCGACAGGGCGACGGCCGCGACGTTCGGGTCCATGAGCACCGGCTTGCCGAGGATCATGTCCGGGGCGCCCGCCTGGAGGCCCGGCTGCCACAGGTACTGTCCCGTGCTGTCCTTGAGCTTCCGCAGGGCGGCGATGGACGAGTCCGCCATCATCCACACCGCGGCGGTCGAACGCCGGTACGGGGCGATCACGCTGAAGAACAGGTCGATGACGTTGTCCGACGTGAACGCGCCGGTCACGCCGGTGGCGCCGGTCACGCCCGTGGTCGCGTCGGTGACGACACCGCGCGGCTGGCCGGTGCCGGTGCCAGTGATGGCGTGCGCACCGAAAGCGTTGCCGAGCGCCCGGCCGGCCTGCATGGCGAGGTAGCCCTCCAGGTCGACGCCCGTGTCGTCCAGGAGCTCGCGGGAGACCTGGATGAGCGCGCCGTACTTGTACGCGCCGAGGGAGATCTGACCGAACGTCGGCTCCGAGGTGCCGATGGTGCCGCCCTCGGTGACGATCGCCCCGCTGGAGTGTGCGGTGGTCTTCGGGACCTGGATAGTCTCGCCGGAGTCCGTGTTCAGCACGGTCGCCCCGGACTGGAGGATCGCGCTGGTCTGGATCAGGTGCGCGATCAGCCGGTCGTAGAACGACGTCGGGACCGTGTTTCCACCGGCTGTGGCCGAGCCCTTGGTGAGGGACCGGAAGTCGATCGGCCCCGCCGGCTTCACGTCGAAGAAGCGGCCGCCCGACTCGCCGCGCATCCACGCGCGCAGCTCGCCCTGGTCCTGCGGCGCCTGCCCGGCCTGGCCGCCGCCCTGACGCTGGCCGCCGCCCTGGCCGCCCGCGCCGGAGCCGCCGCCCTGGCCTCCGGACAGCCGGTCGAAGGCGGCGTCTGCGTCCTTCGACCGCTGCGCGGTGTCGATCGCGCTCTTGATGCGCGCATCGAGCTTGTCGAGCTCCTCGTTCAGCGCGTCCCAAGTGCCCTGCTCCTCGGCACTGAACGCCCTGTTCTCCTCGGCCGCCTTGTCGGCGAGCCCCTTGGCCTGCTCCCAGACGTTGCCGCGGCGCTCACGCAGCC